AGTTCACTGTAATATGATACGCCAGGTGATGTATTGACAAGGCTTGGCGGAATCGGATTACCAAATACATCCTTGTCTACAATGACATCGGATACACGCGCATAATTGTACCGCTGTTTGTCTCCATCCCAGAAGGCCGCCTCATATACAACATCATTTCCATTTCTGCTGACAAACTTAAATGGAAGATGGGACTTGGATGTGTTCAATACCTTGTATTTGTTTTCATCATACATTATGCAGCAATCCTCGAAAAGTTAGAATGCTTTTCAAACTTAATGACAGAGTGGAAGCGATCAAAGAGCTGATCACCCTTATGCGAGATAACAAACGTATTAGTTTCTGCTGTGAGCGTATCGAGGATCTTCATGAACTCTTCCGTGCCGCCCGAGTCTAGCGACGAGTCGAAGACTTCATCCATGATGAGGAGGTTAGTACTAGCACTATTGCGGAGCTTAGCAATAGCCCTCCAGGTAAACATAAGGCTAAGATCAATACGCATTTTTTCTCCCTCGGAGAAAGAGGCATAGCTGAAATCATCTCGGAAGCGCGATCGTATAGTTTCATTAAAAGTCTCATCAAGTTCAAACTGGACGAAGAAGTCCATCGCAGCGAGGTATTTATTGATCAGCTTGTTCATGATAGGAACATACTGCTTAATAATCTTAGTCTTGATCCCAGTATCCTTAAGGACATACGATGCAACTTCGTGGAGCTGACGCTCAAACGCTAACGTCTCCTTGAGTTGCTTATGGTCCTGCAGATCCTTCTTTAGGTCACGCAGCTCATCGAGGTTCGATGTGTCACTTGCGTGTTCTTTCTCGAGCTCTTCAATATCACTACGAAGGTTAGCAATGTAGTCATTATTGAACTTGATGTCTCGGAAGTTGTCAGAGATCTTACTGTTGAGCTGATGAATCTGAGTATTGATCTCATCAATCTCTTTGATACGAGTATTGAGTTTCAGATACTCTTCCTCGATCTTTGTTAGAGCATCATTGATCTCATCTACCTTGAGAGATCTCTTCTCGATAGTCAGCTGCTTGAAATCATGATCGATACCCTGCTTACAAGTTGGACAGTTATCATGATCGTGGAAGAACTTGACTTCCTTATCAATCTTAGATACTCTGTCTTTGAGAGCCTTCTCCATATCCTTAACCTTGAGGAGCTTTACGCTCGTCTTGTTAAAGTCAACAATGCTATTAGACAGCACAGCAGTCTCGAGTGTCAACCTACCATTAGCACTAATAAGCTCTTCGGAGATTTCGTTGTACTCCTGGATCCGCTTTTCTTTCTGCTTAATGATAGCAGCGTTATTACGATTGAGAGTTTCAATGTGCTTCTTGTGCAACTCAATCTTCTGCTCACAGAGATCAATCTTATAATCTACATCTGTAGTAGTCGTCTTGTTAGCAATCTGCTTATCCTTGAGAAGACTATTCATGATAGAGAAGATCTGAATGTCTAGGAGGTCTTCGATGACCTCACGGCGATGCTGTGCTGGAAGCTGCATGAAAGGAACAAAGTTTGCAGATCCTAGTACTACAATCTGGCCGAACGACTTCGGATTCATTCTCAGAATAGTCTTCTCAAGAACGTCTTGATACTCTCTGGAAGTCGCGTTCTGATTGATAAGCTCTCCATCGATGAAGATATCGAACACAGCAGGCTTGATACCTCTGCGAATCAGATACTCCTTCTTACCAATAGCGAACTCAACTTCCACGAGAGAGTGTTTGCCCGTAATAGAGTTTACGAGCTGAGGCTTGTTGATGTTACGAAATGGCCTGCCGAACAAAGCAAAGTACAATGCGTCAAGCATTGTCGACTTGCCGGCACCATTCTCACCAACAATCAGCGTGGACTTGGTACGGTCCAGCTGAATCTCTGTCATCACGTTCCCCGTAGAGAGGAAGTTCTGCCAGCGAATCTTTTTGAAATAGATCATTCTACCGCCAATGCTTCTGAGTAGAGCTCAGAAAGAAACTTGTTGAGCTCGTTATTGTCTACTGTTGAATTAATCATACTAGCATAATTCTTCAAAATAGTCAACGTGTCTTCTGCTTCATCGACAATATCTTCATCATCTTCTAGCTGTAGATTGAGGTTGTCATCAACAACCTGGATGTCCAGAGCACCGGCCTTCTCGAGTTTCTCGATATACATATCAAACCAGTAAGGATTAGTCTTGTTCTTAACCACTACCTTTACAAACGCATCCTTGGCTTTCTCGAAAGGAACGGTGTTAAGATCTTCCATAGTAAGCGCCTGGTCGTTGTAAAACCACTTCTGGAACATTGTATAGGGGTTCTGTACGAACTCTAGCTCACGAGTATCTGTATCAAAGATATGGAAGCCGCGAGGGTCGTTGTAGTCCGACCACGTCATCTCATATGGTGTTCCGAGGTAGTGAATGTTGCCACGAGATGACTTGTGATGATAGTGGCCAGACATAACCAGGTCAAACTTATCAAACAACTTAGCGTCCATACCATGATCGTTGACAGCACCACGATGCATCTCGAACCCTGATAGCTCAAGGTGACCGAACATGATCTGTGCCTTTGTATCACGAACATGATTCATGCAACGCTCGTAGTTGTCTGAGCAGATCCATGGTAGCATCGTAACAAGAGTGCCATCGGGAAGCTCTACATCGGTAGGCTCCGAATACACCTTGATGTAATCGTAGTAATCCTTGAGCAACAGCTCAGGTGAGTTCACCTCGTTAGTGTTCTTGAAGTATGTGTCGTGGTTACCGACAAACACATGCATGTCAATATCAGCCTGCGCCAGCTTATCAAAGAAGTATTCCCGGGACCTCTTCAGTGTGTAGAAGTTCACATACTTACGACGATCGAACAGATCACCTAGCTGGATCACTGTACCGATGTTATGCTTCTTCATATAGGGGAAGAACACTTCATTGTAGAACTTCTCATAGTAATCATGAAAAGCTTGATTATCATTACGAACACCAAAATGGGTGTCTCCAAGCACTGCAACTTTCACATTAATCTCCTAGAATAGATTCAATACCCACTAACTTTGCCTTTGCTTTGGTTTTTGGCTTGAGCTTGCTTTCAAGATCTGCTAGCTTGTCTGAGTCGATAGCATGATATTGACTGAAGAACTTGCCTGTAGGATCGTCGACGAGTTCGTTCATGATAGCAGAGTTCTCAAACGACTTAGCTTTGATATAGGCTTGCTTTTTTTCTTTCTGAATTCTCTGAAGGAAAGCGTAGTAGATGATCTGCGTGAAGTAGGCAAATGGATTATTAGACTTCTCTGGGTCGAAGTTGTGCAGATATCTAATACACACCTCAATACCATCAGAGATCATCTCATCCTTATACGTGTAGGATGAGAAGTTGGGTTTGGTAGCCAACTTGACAGCAATCTTAAAGATACACTCTCCAATATATTCCGGAATCTTTGGGCGGTGTTCCTCTTGGAGTTCGGCCGCTTTACAGCTATTGATGAAATGAATCATCTCTCCATAAAGACGCTTATTGTCGACATAATGTGCTCTTTGCTTTTTCATTGTATCTTTGTTCTTCCACTCATCAAGGATAGGATCTCTTCTACGGTTACACGGCCACTAGTATCTGCATCTATTTCAGTAAAACCACCGTTATACATCTTATCCACTGCTTTCGTATAATAGTCAACAACTTTATGAGCACATTTTGAAGTAGCTATGACATGGCGCATGTAGAGAATGGTTTCCTCACCATCCTCGAGTGACATGAAGGGATTTAGTCTGGTTACCTGTCTATCACCCATTTCCACAGGCTCGACACGTAGAGGCCTTCTAACCCGTATTCCTACTTCGTCATGCCGAATCAACTCAGCGACGAGTTCTTCTCCCGAAGACAAAAGTAATGTAATAATCATTTCAATCCCACCGTGTATATCTTGTAGTCGAAGTTCTCTTTCTCATAGATCTTCGTTCTATCAATGAAGTGTTTATATGTAAAGTTAGCCTGTCTTTTGTGCGTCATATCATCTACAATATCATATAGAACAGCCTCCTGTTTGGATTCATGTTGACGCAGCATACGACCAATCGACTGCAGCACCTTAATCTTTGACTTCGAAGGAGAGGCGGCAATCATATGATGTAGCTTATTAATACTTACCCCTGTCGACGTCGTACCGAGTGAAGCCACAATGATAGCGTTTTCTTCATCCTCGACGGCAACTCGAATAGCTTCTCTATCCTGTCCGGACACACCACCATCAATATAGAATAGGTTAGTAATACCACTATCACGAAGGGAATCAGATATGGCTTGACCGTGAGAAATAACCCTAAAGAATACAAGTTTGTTTCCTTTCAATGACAACGCCAGGTTTTTGATAAACTTAGTACGTTCCTCGTTGGAGATAATGTAGTCAATTTCTTCCTGGTAAGTCTTGCCCCGCATATCCTTACACGCCTGCTCTGGATACTTGAGGACGATGCATTTGATCCTAAGGTTGGCAACATGACCACTTTCCATCAGATCCTTGGTAGTGACAACCTGATATTGTGGTCCGAATAGACCTTCGATTGTGATTCTGTTTAGTGGCAGATCATCTAGCGTCCCTGTCGTGCCGAAGCGATACTGGCAGTTGTCAAGGTTTGACAGGATCTTGACCAAGGTCGCCGCCTTGCAGGTATGCGCCTCATCTCCAACAACAACTTCGAACTGCTGATACCACTGCTTTGGCATCTTCGTCTTGCCATTGTCCATACTCTGCCAGGTGGTGATGACAATGTCTTCTTCGATTGTATTCGACTTCGAAAGACCATCTGTAGAGACGTGCATAGTCCCCTTATAGCCATAGGCTCTGAAGTCATTTGCCATCTGTGTGACAAGACCAATAGTAGGAACGACGATCAGAGTCTTCTTCTTATACCACTGAGAGATCATATAGATCATTAGTGACTTACCAGAAGACGTGGGAGAGAGAAGTGTTCTGCGCTTAGAGCGGAGGCACTTAATAACGCTCTTGATCTGATAGTCTCTGGGTTGGATGTGTTCAGGAAGGTTTAAGGATTCGATGAAATCCATAGTCTCACTTACTGAAACATTGTCATGCTGAAACTGAGGATCGTAAGTAAATCCATAGCCACGCTCGTCACAGAACTTCTTAATGTGTCTTGCAAGTCCTGCGTACACTGTAGCAGTCAATCTGTTGATCAGACGGATCTTACCGTCCCACATCCGAGACTTATACTTCGGACTGAACCTGTAGTTCTCTGCGAAGAATGTAAAATGATCCGCCAGCTCCATCAGAATAGATGTGTCTGTGATCACTTTACAGTGAACAGAGTTGATATGCTGTAAGTGTACGGTTTCCAATTACATTCCTACCTTAAATTTTTCAAAGTCGATAGCAGACTTGATCAGGAATCCTCTATTGATCAATGAGCGAATAATGGAGTCAAGCATATCAACCTTCTCCTGCTGAATACCAATCTTCAGTGTCAGGGTGATGATCTCGTCATCTGCATCGATGTAGTTGTTGACTTCTGACTTAATAACCCGACCAACAGGAGGCAGCTTCCAACCCCTTTCGTGTGTTTCGGGTGTGGGTCCTTGTGTAAAAAACTCATACTTTTCTAGCTTGAGCTTCTTGAGCTCGGTCTCAAACTTACGGAGACGGAGACGCTCTTGGCTAAAGATATTGTAATACTTACTATGCAATGAGGGAATGCGCAGCGCCTCATGCGAAAGCTCGGTATGGTCGATCTTAACATCTTGCGACCACAGACCTTGGATATCTTCAATCTTCATAACAAACCTTATCTTCCTTAAACTACATATCATCATACTAGATAATTGTACAAAGGTCAACTAGATTTCGTTGATTATATAATCTCTGACAGCAAATGTAGCCGTGGCGGTAATGTATTCAATATCTGATACTGTTGAATCGACTTCTAGATCCGTCAGGTTAGTAGGGAAGCAATCACGCATTGTGAATTCAATGTTACCATTCATTGCGCTCGTAAGGAACGTCAAAGTAATGTCTGATACGGTAGTATCTTTCTGTTCGTCAGTGGCTTTGAAGGGTCTATCCTCTAACGTATACTGATTGAAGCTCTGAGGCCTACCAAGTGCAACTAGCCAGTTGTAAATCTCTCGATAATTATCAAGGTTTTCGTTTACCTTGAAAGTGACTGTTAGATTACCAAACTCGAGGCGATTGCCAGGCTTGGGTACGGAGACGAATGGGGTCGACTGAGTAGCCACGGGTAGATCAAGAGAAGGTAGTGACACTCTCTGAACGAAGAACTCTACATTGGGAGCACGCGACAGCAGGAACTTATACCCTACCGGCGATAGGAAGTTCATGTTTGTTGGTTGATTGTTTACCGACATATTATACTCCTTGTCCTATATTTATCAACAAAAAAAGAGGGGGATCTTTCGACCCCCCTCCCTTAGTTTGGTTGGTTACCCAACTCTTATGATTACATAAGGTTGTTAACAATCATACGACGATAGTACTTGTTCGAATCCTTGGTAAGAGCACCAAGACCTTCTGAAGTACCGTCTGCGAATGGATTCGCGACCATGCCGTAGCGGGTCTTGAAGCCAATCTTTGGCTGGAAGTTGTCTTGATCGACTGCACGAACCATTTGTAGTGGAACGTATGGGCAGTAGAACAGACCGGCGTCGAACGCTGACGAACCCTTGTAGCCTACAGTGATGTAGTTACCAGTTACGTATGGATCGATGTAAACGCGCATACGGCCATTCAGAACACCAGCGAAGGTGTTGCCTGTGTCGTCGATGTTCAGGTTGTTCGAGTTAAGAGCAGGAGCGTAGTCAAGAACACCGGCCATCTGCAGAGCGGAAGCAACGTCCGACGAGCAGATTACGATGTTACCCTTACCACGACGGGTGCCCTTGGCGATCTGGTTGGCTTCACGCTCGAGCTGGAACATCAGACCCTTGAACTTTTCAACTGACCAACGGCCGTTTGAATCGGTGTCAAGATCGAAGATACCTGCTGTGGTTGTGCCTTCTGAAGCACCACGCTCAGCTGTTACGTTGATCGTGCGAACAACTTCACGGTTGATTTCCGAAAGGATTTCAGCCGAAAGAATGTTTGCAAGTTCTGTCTCAGCGTCAAGACCGTGAATTGCCTTCAGATCTTGTGCAAGCTCGAGTGAGTATTCTGCCTTCAGAGCGCGTGAGCGAGCTGTAACAGTTACCTTCTCGATCGAGAATGCCATTTCAGGAATGGCTACAGATGAGTTGCCCCAACCTTCTGCGTATGCTGTGTTAACACCACGAACGTAGTTGTAGGTGTTTGATTCGGCGTTGTTTGCAGTACCTGGAACAGTACCAACGTTACGGAAACCAGGAAGGTTAACGGTTGTGTTGCCTTCTGGGTTTGCCGAGAAGCCTGTGTTCGACTCATTGTAGAATGCTTCTGTTCCACCTTGTGTTGCGTAACGAGCACGCATTGCGAAGATAAGACCAGTTGGACCTGTCATTGGCTGAACGCCGCAGATGTCGTAAGCTACGAGGTTTGGCATTGAACGACGAACCAGTGAGATAAGAACTGGATCGAAGTTATCAACGGCCGAACCGGTTGCGTTGACTGGTGTAGCTTCTGCAAGCAGATTCTGGCCACCAAAAGCCTGTGTTGATTCACGGAGAGCAATTTCGGTGTTCTCGAGAATCTGAGCTGTTACCGCACGGCGGTGTGAGTCTCTAATTGGGTCAAGGTCAGCGTGTTCTAGAACAGGCTTCCACTTGTTTTGTACTTCCTCAGCTAGCATGTAATCCCTCCTTTGGATTTTTTTAATTGCTTAATTATTTATAATAATTATTTCTTTGTGGTCTTTGCGATTGCGGAAACATACTTTTGCATGCCCGAATCAACGCGTACGAGAGCTTCTTCAGTTAGTTCTTCAACAGAAGAAGCTGTGGTTTCTTCAACTACAAGCGAAGAAGTAGCAGTCTTCTTCGGGGCAAAGTAGTTTTCTTTGACCAATTCGACCTTCCGACGGAATGCATCGGCGTCTGAATACTCTAGGCCTTCAGCAAGAGTGCGAAGCTTTTCTACCTGAGTAGCGGCTAGGCCTTCCGCAACTTCATCGAAGATAGCTTCTTTTTCAGCTTCTTCAACTAGCTTTGTGAGCTCAATCTTTTCGTTGATTTCCTCATTTAGCTGTTCCTCAAGTTCAAGAACACGAGCTTCAAGAGACTCTACCATGTCCACTGTTTCTTCAGAAACTTCTACCATGTGCTCTGCAAATAGAGCCTTAACACCATCGATGAACTTGTCTGCAGCTTCGACCTTCATTGAAGATTCGATAGCAATTTGGTTGTCTTCGAACCACTGCTCTGCAACATAGTCGAGGTATGTGTCTACCTTAGCAGTTAGATCTTCTTCGATGCGCTCTGCAACTTCTTGCACAGCTTCTTCGAATTCTTCTTCAAGGCGAGCTACTTCAAGACCTACGCGTGCATTAACAGCAGCTTCGAAAAGAGTCGATGCCTTTTCGCGGAACTCTTCTGAAAGATCGTCGTTAGCAAAAAGCTCTTCAACGTCTTCCTTCATTGCACCCTTAGCAGCGATCGATGCCTTGTTTGCAGCTGACTTGTCAACTGTGCCACCAGGTGTCTTGTTCTTGCCATATTGAGCAAGCACAGCCTGGAACTTGTTAATTTCTTCTTTCGACATACCGCCCATTGTAGCAACAACAGATGCCATAAGCTCTGTCTTGCCAACGTCACCAGCAACCGAGCCAGCGCCTGGCTTCAGTGTATCGGCTGCAGCTGTTTCGTCGAGAACATTGTTCTCTTCGATTTCAGATGATTCTTTAATTGCCATTCTCTGACTCCTTTTAGATACATTTAATCTAGTTGTATATTTATTGTACTTAACTTTTTGATATTGAATTGATGAAATTCTCAAAAACTTTTAACTTTTGGGTCTCAAGATTACGTGAGCGAACTGCTTGTTCAACTTGTAACTTAGCACGGTGAGCGATGAGCATGTTGTTTTCCCAAATCCACTCAACACCTTCCATGATACCGTTCACAAATGCATCAGGAGCCGAAGGATCGGCAACAATATCTGCGGCTGTCGCAAGGTGGAAGTCGTCTTGAACTTCATTCACACCTTCTTTATTTAGCTTAATTGAACCCATACCACGAGTCGATACACCTAGCTGGCCACCTGACTCAATAATACCACGAGCGATGTTACCCATAGGAGTGTCGGTGATCTTTGCGCGGCCAATGAAGTTGGATCCGTCTTGCTTCAGAGATTCAATAATGTGAGAGATACGATCGAGGTTGATCTGAGGACCATCTGGATGTCCTAGCTCACCGAACGCGCGGCCTTTCTGAACGAACTGCTCGTTATATCTATTGACTTCTCTTTCGAGAACTGCCTTAGGATAAACGCGGCCGTTGCGGTTCTTGATTTCTGACTGAAGGAATACACCTTCAATGTACATAGTCTTCTTGCCGCTTTCCGTCTTTTCGGTAACGTACTTGATAGACTCGTTCAGTTCAGTGATCAGTTTCATTGATTGGTCCTTAGCTCTGCATGTATTCTGATGTGAAGGCGCCAGTCTTCTGCAGCTCAAAAGTAATGAAACTATTTGCTGAACCGATCAGATTCACTACAACGTTAGCTGTAGGATAAAGGTTGATGGGCATGCCTGTACCAGCATATTCGTGTTGACCTGTCGAGTCATACACAGCTACCAAGTTAGCACCGCGAAGAATCTGAATGTGGCCCGTGCCGTCACATCCCCAGACAGCTTGGGTGATATAAGCACCTGTCAATACTTCGTCACTAACAGCTACGCATACGCTTGTACCGTTGACATTTGTAGTAGAAGAGTTACCAGCAACAATAATGTTACCGCTGTTAGAAGAAGCAACGTGAACAACAAGTGATGTGTTCTTCTTGTTAGATGTGATGACTGCTGGCATTATTCACCTCTATTTTCAATAGCGAAGGCAACCATCTTTTCGAGGCCTTCTTCTGTGGCACATGCTGCAGCAAACTTAACTTGGTTGTCTTCGTGCAACTTGTCGAATGCTGTCTTCATTGTTTCTTGAAGACGTGGCGAAAGACCGCTGATAGCAGCTTCGAGATCCTCTGCAACCTTCTTAGCTGTTGCAGTTGCAATAGCCATCTTTTTACCCATTGGCATCTTTGGATTCTCGCGCTTGATAGCCTTGGCTACTTCTTCGCGCTTCTTCATTTCTGCAGGAGTCAACGTCTTTTCATCAAGCTCTACATCCTCATGCATCTTATACTCGCCGGTGCGAGCAAGGCTATCGTGGATGTTGCTAAGCTGAGTTGCAATGTGCTCCATCGAGCCAGTATGACCCCAATGAGGACCCTTACGACCCTTATGATCTTTATGAGCAGCAGCTTCAGCGGCATGAGTCTTTAGGTGCTGAGAGATCGACTTGAGAAGATCCTTGGCATGGCGATGGTGGTGGTCAAAACGACCAGCAGCATCCATGGCTTCGTAAACCTTTTCGTCGTCTCCCGCATCATACCCCTTGCGATCTTTTTTGCGTTCGACCGTCTTGATATTAGTTGCCTTAAAGACATCGTCCTTGTTACCCGCACGGTCGGCCTTAACTTCGGCTTCGTGCTTGTCGACAAAGCGCTGCTCATCAGGCGACTTAACCTTACGATAGCCTGTCTGTTCAGCAAATTGTTTAAGCGTCTTCATCGGTGTCGTCCCCGTCTAAGTCTAAGTCGTCGAGATCTTCTAGGTCAACATCGTCTAAGTCAAGATCATCGAGATCAACATCGTCCAGGTCTAAATCATCATCTTGCGGATCAAATTCTTCATCGTCAGGTTTTGCAAAGACACTTTGCTCAAAGTTAGCACGAACACTGTCCATTTGAGCTTCGATCTTTGCGCGTAAAACTGAATCAAAAGCATCTGCAACCTTTAGAGGCTGTGATGCCGCACTAAAATCTAGAATGTCTGCTGTTGTATAGTCTGTCATAAAAACTCCATTCTAACTATTTATGTTCCTCTAGGTTGCGTCTGTGAAGCCTGCTCTTCATCATCTGGTTGGATAATTCCAGCAGCCTTCTCTGCATCAACCTGAGTGTTAATGTCTTTGATCTCTTCTTCTGTCTGATGAAGAACGTGTTTACGAACCCACTCATTAGAGTAGTACTTGCCTACGTAATCGTCAATGTCTCTAAGCATGGAAACGCGATCACGAAGAATTTCTGTTTCCTTGAGTTCTGCAAAGTAATTGTCAATAGAGTAATCGTATCTAATAGCACGAGCAAACTCTGGCCACTCTTCTAACGTCACTATACCTTTGAGCACAAGCTGACGCTCTAGGATCTTTGTAAAGATCTGTGAGAACCTCATTCTCAGACGCTCTACAAACTTAGAAAACTTGATTTCGTCTCTGGAGATTTCAGTAGACCGGCCAAGATTAAATGTTGTCTCTGGCTCCAGTCTGCCGATAGGAACATTCAGTGACTTGTATAGCTTCTTTTGGAAGTACACAATATCATCAATCTGGCTGAGATTCTGACCACCTGGCAGGGTAGTAATTTCTGTTCCCTTACCACCTTCACGACGCGGAAGCCAGAAGTCTTCAAGCATCGTCATGAACTTACGGTCGTCTCTGATCTCGCCCGTGTCAGAGTTGTAAACAACTTTGTTCTTGAAACGAACCATCATGTCACGAACGTACTGCTCTGCCTTCATCTTAGGAAGATTGCCGACATCAATGTAGAAGATGCGGCGTTCTGGAGCACGAGAGATACGATAAATGACTAGCGAATCTTCAAGCGAACGTAGTTGGTTTAGTGGCTTGATTGCTTTATGAAGATAAGAAAGAACGAGGTCTCCGTTAGGATTGGTCAATCCACTCATCACATTAACAATCGAGTCCTTAGCAATCTTGATCCCTTGAGCATTTGATGTAGTAGCTCCTGGGGCCTTTACAAAGCCTTTGTCACTATAGATGTAATACTCTGCACCATCTTGAATAACAGGAACACCGTTTTCGGTTTTCTTTTTATTCTGCTCGCGAATCTTACGGATGTTCTTAGGATCAAGATAGCGAAGCTCTTTGATACCTTCTCTTGGATTCTTGTTATCAATAATCACATGATAGTATAATCTTCCATCAATGTACCACTTCCGGAAGGTATCATAGCTGTATTCGTTAAAATGCAGTAGTCCTAAAACTGTCTTGAATTCTTCAGCAATAAGATTCTTGATTCTATCTGGTTGATCGAGATCGTCAAGATTGATTTCGACGGGTTCCTTTTCAGGGTTCCCGACAATGGCTTCGTTTACAATATCATCAATAGCTGTTTCGATCTCGGGATGCATAGACATCTCACGATATCTTGTAACGAGTTCGGTTTCGGTTCTAATAGAACCATCAAGATCGACGTATGTACCATAGACACCGCCACCTTGAACAACCATCGCCCCGTCATCACTTTGCTTAGGAGCAAAGGAGACGGAGGCTGGTTCTTCTACTTTTTTCTTAAATTCAAAGCCAAATAACTGCATGCTTCACTTTCTTATAATATTATATAGTAATTAGCCCAATAGACCGGTATTACCACCATCCACATCGAACCAATCATATGCAAACGTGACCGAGAAAGTTTCTACTGCGTCTGTCGTATCCCAATCAAGATCGATGGTTGAGATTTCTGTTGGGAAAATGCCATTGAATCTGTATCTACGAAGCTGGTCGCCAGATTTACCAAACTGGGTAACAAGAGCTGTTGACTTGTAGTTAGCAGGGGATGAATCTGCATTCAGGTTAAGGTTGGTTTGTAGCGAGTTAATTTGGTTGTGCCACAATTCCATGGTGTGACGAATTCTAAAGTCTTCGTCGTTCATGACTGTAACTGCCCATGTATCAAACGTGCGATCTCCGGCAATCTTAATCTTACGACCGAAATATGGAATTTCGATTGCGTTGATTGTCGAGCTAGGAAGAGTGGTTGCACGAATCAAGAACGGTGCAATTGCATCCGATACATTGCTAACAGGGTTAGTGAGTTCGACTTGGAACAGGGTGGGACGAGCCCCACCCAGCGCCAGACCTGCTCTCATCTCGTTGATATTAAAAGCCATTTATTGATCTCCTTGTATCTTTATTTATCTCTTAGCCAACGATCTCGGAGAATTCAATACCACTTCTTACAGCAACAAAGTTTAGCTGGATGAAGTTGATCGAACGAGCTGGTTTGACATAAATGTCACCAACAAAGCGGTTGGAATCAATAACTTCTGCTGTATTGTTTGTTGCGTCGCAAACAACCTTGAAGTCTGTGATACCGCGGCGGCCTTGAACATCCCGTAGGAATGGCTCTACAAGATTACGGAACTGAGTGCGTGTGAATTCGTCATTGAATTCGAACATCAGTGACTTAGCAGCACGAGCAATCGACTTTTCAAGAACGATGAAGAGACGACGAACATTGATGCGATCGAATGCTGATGGCTTAGCAAGTAGCGTCTTATCACCAAACAGAATCGTACCTTCACCAGGCGAAGAGATTACAGGATTGATGCCGTTCTTGTAAAGAAGATCTCTTTCGGCCTTTGCAGGGTTGAAAGCTAGCTTGATTGAGTTACGGATTTGACCGCGGCTTGTGCCTGCTGGCGAATACCATGGATCACGTGAGTTGTCTGTAACAACACAGAGACCTGCAATATCACCGTTCAGTGGAACGTAGCGGTTAACATCGTTGTACTTGTCATACATGTACTTATAGCCCGAATCCATCACCGCAAACGATGAAGAGCGAACTGAGTTACGGAAGTCGACAATGTTCTGAGCCGCTGCAGTTGTCTGGTTAACAACGTCTGCTCTCTGAGGTGATACGAACACAACACAGTCCTTACGAACTTCAGCAATATTGTCGATCAGATAGTTAGCTTGCTGCTCTCCGTTTGTACCACCATCACGTGAGGATCCTGACAGAAGTAGGGAAATGTCTACTTCTTCTGCCGAAGCAAACAGGTCGTATGCACGAGCTGTATCAGCAAATGGAATAGTCGATTCATCGTTATCAACACCACCAGCGAATGAAAGCGTTAATGGCTTTGTGTTTGTCGATGAAGTCAAAGACGCCGCATTTGCTGAAGCAGCGTTTGTACGATCCGATGCCCACCAAACATATTGTGACTGCTCATTAAGAACGTTCTTGTAGTAGTTTGTGGAACCATCAGAATTCTTAGCGTCTGTAGCACGTGACATTCCCTTGTAAACTTCAAGTACGGAACCAGGTGCGCCTGTGAATTCACCATCCTCATCTACAACGACAACATGAAGTTCATCACGTGCTGATGTATTACCAGTGGCTGTTTGGGACTGGAACGTTGATGTGCCCGGAGCCTGATCAACTTGGTTGAAATATTCCCAGTAGCGCGCAACAGTGTTTGAGCTAATGTTTGTCGATAGCTTAAGAGGATCTGCAAGCGACAGTGTAATGTCACATGTGCCTTCAACCGCGGCGCTAGCTGCGTTCGCAGTTGTAATCGCTGTAATCTTTAGCGACTGCTTGCCAATCGATGTGTTACCGACTTCAATGAAGTCACCAACCGTGAACAGAGCTGAAACAGATGTAGCAAATGTCTGTGCCTGTGTGTTTGTAACACCAACAGCGTTCGTGTTAGCTATGCGAAGTCTCGCCGTGTTGGATGATACGTTTATAGTCAGAAGCGAGTTTTGAAACTGGGTGTTACCGTCGCCAACTGTGTTTGACTGAAGGTCGATTGTATTGGTGTAGGCATTCGCTGAGTCGCAAACAGAAATCTTAAGCGAGTTGCCTAGAGCTCCTGGACACTTTGCAATGTACTCGAGGTCGCCGTTGAATGCAGCTTTCGAATCATAGTCGTCTCGGTTTTTAACAGTATTGGTAGCACTAGCAGTAGCACCCGCTCCTGTGTTTGCAATAGCCGCAAACACAGTAGATGTGTTTGCAGCGCGCGAAACATAAAGAGCATTTGAGTAGCCAAGGAAGCTAGCTGCTGTGAAGAATGTTTCTGGGTTAACAGAGCTTGGCTTACCAAACTTTCTTACCAGATCGTTTTCTGAAGTTACGAGTGTACGAACACCAACTGGACCCCAGCGGAATACACCAGCAATAGCGCCTACAGTGGTGGATGTTGGTGGAACAACCGTTGTAAGATCAATTTCTGAAATATTAATGCCTGGGCTTACTTGGTATCCGCCACCGCCTGAACCAAAATTTTGTACCGCCATGTTAATCTCCCTTAAGAGGCTTTATAGTTTAATTAGCTATCATATTTATAATTTAGTAGACTACAGTGTCATGAGTTGCTCAAACGAGGCTGTCTCCGGAGAGACCTCTAGCACCTGTGTAAAATCATTATCATGGCCTGTATCGAGAAACCCGAAAGGTGTCAATTCATTTTCCATATCTTGCTCAGATTTCTCTCTCAGCTTGAGTAGTGTATTAATGTCAGTCAAATCTTTGAAGTACTGCTGATCCGACATCCATGCGAACAACACGAGACCCATTACAAGGTCATCATTGCATCCTGGCTCGGCTTCGTATGAGTAGCCCTTCTTTGAAAACCTTGACAATTCGTAAATAGTATTGTGATCGTTAATAATTAACTGGTGTTGTTCAACAAGCAACTTCAACATTGAGCAGCCAATTGCCTTGACTGTCTTTGTTGTTCTTACACCTCGCTCAGAGTTCTTGAACCCACTAGAGATTCTCTTTCCTCTTGCACCAGCATTCTCTGTGTATACTAGCAACTCACTTTCATAGTCGTAATGAAGAGAATCTACTACTTGAGCTCCCACATCGTTCGTTTCGACTAGAATAACTGCGTCGTTGTACATCTTAGATATATTATGTATAGTCCCCGCATAATCGAGAGGAGTAATCATGTTGTTTCTAAAGACACACGATTGTTGATATGGCATTATAGTAGTATCGATAACCGAAAAGGCTGAATAGTCGAGACCCTTTCCCCTCGATACGTCAGCTATTATGACGTATTTATGATCCTTTTCAGGTCTGTAATATTGAGTCAGTCCACCCTGATCCGCAATGGGGACTCTAGCAACAAGAGTCTTCAAGCAAGCACCAGAGATCAGCGTGCCAGATGAACCTTGGAACGCACATTCGAATTCCTGAGCGAACTTCTCGTAGTCAAAGTCCATCGCTCCAAGAGTTTCTTTGTACCAGGCCTCACCGCGCCCTGGAACCTCTTGCCAAGGCACCTCAACATATTGATAGCCGTTGGTTCCTTGCTTGGCACCTTCACACGTCTTATAGAAGTGATTTAATCCATTAGGTGTTGATGTGAATAGAATCTTTGTCGTTTCACCAGATGAAATTGTAGGGAAAACCGAAGCGAAGAATTCGTCCCAGTTCTCAACGAACGCAGCTTCATCGATGTACAGTAAGGAGATAGACTTACCACGAATAGCAGATGAGCTAGTCGCAGCAGCAATAACCTTACAACCGTTCTCGAGAGTGATCGAACCCTTGTTCCACTCATCAACACCTTGTTGTAGCCAATCTGGCAGAGCTTCATAAGCCAGCTTAATACGATCGAGGATTTCCCGAGCAGCGTCGCCCTTGTTGGCAAGTAGCGCTACGGTCTTGTGGTCATTAAAGAGAATATAGTGTAATATAATCGCAGCCGCTGTAGTAGTCTTACCAGCCTGGCGACTGGTGACCACTGTAACCCGGCGGTTGTTAGAGAGCTTAACAATGATTTCTTTTTGGTAGTCATACAATTTTATTGGAATGAATCCGTGATCAACATGAACAATTCTGATGTATTTCTCTGCGAAGTATATAGGATCCTGAGCGCACTTAAGCCACTCCTGAAGCATCTCCTGCGTCCAGCTGATCTTCTTTCTTGACTTCTTCAGCAGGGGGTTGCCTAAATATCCGCCATCTGATCCTTTACCCATCGATGCGGTTCCAGTCATATTTGGGGTTCTTAACCCTGTTGTATATTGTAGGCTCGGAGATGTTGAAAGTTTCCATTATAGCCTTATTACCAACGTAAACTTCGCCGTCTATCAAATATCTACACCACGGCGATCTTTGCGCACTGATCTTGTTTTTTTCAATGTTTGTTCTATAGGTATCACGTTTCTTTTGTTGTGTGGCTTCGGATTGCCTTTTTCCTGTATTAACTGCGCATGCCTTCTGTAACGCTTTCAATGCAATTTCACGCTGTTTAGGATGATGCTTTTTATTCGAAGTTCTCTTGTAGATATGTTCTGAAGATTGCTGCTGGATAGCTGTTACACCACCTACTGATTGATTTAACCACTTTATCTCAGTAAGTATATTTAAACGTGTTAGTACTTTGTGCTCCCACAATATAGCCTGACCAGCTGTTTCGAACGTCTTGCGTACTTGAACAACATCGGGCTCGCCGTGTAACTCGCGCATATCCCTTACTAACTTTGACGAGGTAAAGTACTTTACCCACAAATCAGAGGGATCACAATTCTTTGCGTAGCGAACCCCATAGTAGTATTTGCTATGAATAGACCAGCCAATCAGATAGGTATATGGTGTTGTTTTCATACAATTATTTATAACAACTCGTGTTTCGGTAATCCTCTACTCAAATCAATCTTTGTTCTTCAGATCCTGTAGCATCTTCTGTAGATCAGCTGTCGATCCTACAAATAGGTTATTGTTCACTATCTTGTCTTGATCATCCTGAACTTTACCCTGGAGCCTCTGCTTCTTAATTTGCAGATCAGCAATACCCGAACTCACATCAGCAAACGTTTTGATAAGAGAGTTAAGAACTTCATACGCTTTGGGATGCTGAGACTGCTGAGCAATCAGAATCATATCTTCGACTGCTGCTTGGCTCTTTACGACCGCATCATAAAGATTCTCTCTCGCGAAATCAAGGTCATTTTCCTGTTGAC